CCCTGTAAGCGCCTCCTTTCCTGAATATCTTTGGTTCCACCTTTTACAAATTCCTTCTGCTGTTTTGTAATTGGTCGTAAACATGTCAGGTGTTCTTTCCCGCCAAAACAGCTTTCCTGTCTTAGGGTCGTAACGCAACAGCTTGCGCAACAGTTCGGGCGATGGTAGTTTTTTGGTCATCGGGCAACTCCTACTTGCCTGTGTGGGCGCGTCGAGGTTTGCCGACCTCCGCGCCCAATTTTTGTAACCTACCATTGTTGGGAAGTCAACTTTCAGGCGCAAAGCCTTAAAGCCCCATTCCATGCCCGACAACGATAGCAGCGTATGTACCGCCAAATATTGCCGCGACTGCGATGATGTCGGTGATGATGTCTCTGATTTTCACTTGTCTTCTCCTTGTTCAAAAAAGCCGGGACGGCAAGGACGTACCGCCCCGGCAGTTGCCGCGCCATTCCTAGGGAGGAAGAGGCTGGCGCGGGTTATTCAATTAGCCTCAGAAATAAGCCTCAAAATTGTGTCGCGCTGGCGTTTAAGGGCGGCACCGATGGCGGCATTGGTGGCACCGGCGGCACGGGCGGCACCGATGGCGGCATCGGCGGCATAGGTGGCACGGGTGGCGGCATCGGCGGCATCGGCGGCATAGGCGGCACGGGTGGCGGCATAGGCGGCATAGGTGGCACGGGCGGCATAGGTGGCATAAGCGGCACGGGTGTCATCGGGCCAATCTTGACCTTTTGCCAGCAAGTCCACCCCAGCAATTACCTGATCAATTACCTTTTGCGTGTCTTCCGGTGCGGGCGGCAAGGCCCGGAGTTCGGCGGCAAAAAACTGCCATGAGACTCGGCTCAGGTCTTTACCATCACGCCCCACCGCATTTGGAATAGCGGCAAAAAAATCCTTGGCTTCATTTTGTGTCAGGCCTTCAAATATGACTTCACAAATCCTGACCAACGGAAGCGGAAGGCCGTACCAGTCTTGCAAGATTATCGCATCAGACGAGTGCGCAAGGCACCCGATAAAGCAACCCTTTAAGCCGTCCCAATAATTGCCCTGAATAACCGCATCAGCGGCAATGTGGGCTTGCACTTCAGCGGTCAGTTTATCGTGATTTTTTGTAAGCATTGTTTATCTCCGTCTGTGCGCCGTGGCGCGGGTTATTTGGGTGACGCCAGCAAGTTGTCCGTCATGGCCGCAGAACTATCGCGCAGAGGCTGCATCACTTGATCGGGCAGGTTCAAATCATAGCCTTGGTCAATGACCGCGCCTAGCTTCTTTTGCCAGTCGCGCCTAGCCGCTCCGTCAACGCCTGGCATGTCTGCAATAAAACCAAACGCATTTTCAATGCACTCTTGCGGGCTGTCGCCTTTGATCGTGGCAAGCCGATAGTCGCCGTTATTGTATCCCCTGTACAATCCAATGGTCCAGATTCCAGACTGGTTTGCGATAAGCGTCAAATCAAGAAAAGGCTGCTCATTGGTTTTTTCCACAAGCGCGGTGTGAATGGCAACGAGGTGGCTGGGGATGTCTGTGTATTTCATGTCTTGCTTTCCTTTTGCTTGCTACATGCTCACCGTACGTCATGCCGGAACGTGTTGCAAGGGGTTTAGTCAGAAAGTTCTGAGGCAAGCGCCAGATACCCACACCCATCGCACGACGAGTCATCGTGCTGGCCGTTGCGCAGCCTAGCTATCTTGAGCAGTGCCATCATGTGAGCCACGTCGCGCGGCTCAACATCCACGCCAAGGTACGCCGACCACATCTGCGCGATGACCGCAAAGTTCTCGCTGGCCTCGCCGTAGTCCTTTGCGCGGTCGCCATTGATTAAGCTGTCCGCTGTGTAAAGCACGTCTGATCTTTTCATGTCGTCACCTCTCAAAATGGAATTGGGTCGTCGATGTCTTTCTTGCGTTTGTAGCTGACAACCTCGGCCTCGTCACCAAAGCTGGCCTTGATTGCGCGCTCATATTCCGCTGGGACGCTCTGTGACCAGGCTTCCAGCGCCGCTGCGACTTCTCGCAGGGTGACAAGCCTCAGATCGGGCCGCTGCGCCTGTATGGCCTTCCAGCCTCTTGCGTCGCGCATGATGCCGACAGTCTCGCCGTTCAGTTCAACTTCCCACACATCGGTCGAGGCAGGCTGTGCGCCAAGACGCTTAGCTTCTGCGTCCATCGCGTTCAAGCCTCGCATGACGACCTCGGCGCGCAGTTGCACCTCGGCTGGATCGTTGACATCAATCGCGGCGTTCAGCTTAGCCATTGCCGATCCGTACTTGGCGGCTGTTTCTGGTGTTACCAGTTCGGGCAGCCGGTCGATGCCCCAATGCGCGTCCATCTGTTCTGCCAGTCTGTCCATCGGTGCCAGTGCCATATCACACATCATCTCCTCTTTGCTTATGCCTGCGTACATCAGGCGATCTGATTTTTTCTGTCGTTTGGGTTTGGCGGGCCGCTTGGTCATTTCCTTCTCCATCCGAGGTGCGGCGTCCAATCTTCCGCACCGCAGTTTTATTGTATGCCGCACTTCCGCCGCACCACCCCCCTAAAGGGGGGAGGGGTGCGGCGGTAAGAAAACAGGGCATTTTCTCCGCACTTCCGCACTAGCGCAAAAAGAATGGTGCGGAAGTGCGGAACTTACTTTTAGTTGCATTACATGTCCTCCGATCTGATCCACTCGCCGACGATGATGCACGGCGCTTCCCGGCCATTTCGCTTGTCAGGCATCTGCTCAACGCGAAGAACATCTGTGCTGATCCAAGTCTTAATCATGGATGCCAATCGCTTTTTCTGGCCGCTGTCTTCCGGGTCTAGGCCAAGCACATGACCGATTGCATTGCCGACCCATTGCTTGGCCTGCAAGTTCTGCCGCAGCGGCTTTTCTTCTGCCTCTGCGCCAGCAACAATATCCTGAACTGCGCGGGTCATTTTTGTCGTGATGCCCTCAAATAAATCGGGCAACTTGAACTCAACCGCAACGCCGACCCATTCATCATTGGCAAGCTGCACGCCGATCATTTGGCGATAAACGGCTTTCTCTGCTGGCGGCGCAAGATTGGCCTTTCCGTCATCAACGCGCATAATTCCGCGCGCCTGTTTTTCGTCTACGCCAAGCCTCAAAGCGTCGTCTTCTGTCACCCTGTTAATTACCCTCGCGGATCGCGCCGCACCGATCAAAGAGCCAGCGCCGCGCACGCTGTCGATTGTGGCGTCCTCACCGTTGCCCTTGCGCACATGGTGGATGATGTGAATGGCCGCGCCGGTCAGACGCGCCAGCTTACGAAACATGGCAACCACGGCTTGGATGCTGGCGTTGCTGTTCTCGTTGACTAAGTGCGTGCTGACAAATGGGTCAATGATAAGAACGCCAATCTTCAGTTCGTTTATGCGCTTGACCATGTATTCCAGTAGTGCGTCGTTCTGGATCAAACCGTCTCGGCCCTCTGCGGCCATGACCATTTCCATCGTGTCCTCAGCATCCATGAACAGCTTCCCAGCGATCTGCGGGTGCGTAATGCCATAGTGCTGCATGGCGGCTGCAAGGCGAAGCTGCATCTCCTCCACCGGATCTTCTAGGTTTACTATCCAGACGTTGGTTTGCTCTTTCACTACCTCGCCCAGCAATGATTTGCCTGTGACGATTGCCAAGCCCTCAACGGTCGCCAAGCTGGTCTTACCGATCCCGCCTGCCGATGCTGTTACGCTGACGTATTTGCGGATGTATGTGGTGCCGTAGACCCACTGGCGGCGAGGTAATGCAAGTGCATTGATTTCCTCAACCTCAGTCGGCCACTCGGCTTGCGGCTTATCTTCGACGCTGATCGTCTGTGCGGGCGCTTCAGGCGCACTAGCTGGTTGCGGCAGGCTCGCCTGCATCATTTGCTGCACCGGCTCTGTGCGGTGCTTTCTGCCGATCTCTGAGAGATCTGCGCCATATTGTTTGGCGTAGTGAAAAAGAGTGCTGTAGCTGACGCCTGTGCCTTTGAAGCTGCGCCACTTGCTTTCAACTTCCTTGGCATTGAAATCTGCATATGCGCTTGACCAGGTTTTTGCCGCTTCCAGCCCGACCGCCGATCCGTTGTAGTAGTCGTGCAGCGCCATTAGAACCTGCACCCAGTCGTCGTGCTGTAGATCTGCTGGGATGTAGCTTAGAGCTTCCTTGACCGCTTCTTCTTTGGGCGGCTCGTCATTGCTGAAGCCTGCATACGAGCCAAGGTCGATCTTAAAGGTGGGCGCAAGTTCCGGCTCGGCCTGAACGCCAGCCCAGTCACGCAATTGCTGATCGGCCCAGTTGCGAAAGTCTTCAATTTCCCACTCGCCTGGCATTGGCAAACGCTCAAGCGGCGTCTCCCACAAGTCGCCACGCGGCCAAGTGTAAGGCTTTTGCGTGTCTGGGTGCTTGCCATAAACCACCATTTGGCCAGTCTTGGTCCGCACTTCGACATGCGCCTTGACGCCATCTTTTTCGTATTTGTCGGTGTTGCTGATCGTGTAGGACGTTTCAGGCAAGCGAAACACCATTGCGGTCTTTGGTGCCTGACCTACGCGCTCCAACGCCTTTGGAAAGCGCCGCAGGAACTCGTCTCTGATCTTAGCTGCCAAGTCGGCGTCATAAACATCAATGTCAATGCAGCCGAGATTGTCGTGCTTGCATCCGATCACGATGCCTTGCGGCGGGAAGTCTCTGTTTATGTTATCTGGGGTGGCTTCATAAGCCTGCCAGTTCGGGAAAGTTGGCCCCTTTTTACCCGGCTGTATTGGCACAGGGTGATAACCAATGTCGGCGACACGGTGCGCCAGCTTGGTCATATTTTCTGGCTTTGTGTATTTATCCGTCATCATCATCGCCCCCTGACCGGACGTAGGCGTCAACCTCCTCTGCAATCCATCTAGTTGCGCCGTTAAACCGCTTCGGCCTTGGGAAGCGGTCATTTCTCCTGACCCAGTTCCAGATGGTTGTCCTGCTTACGCGGAACACCTCCGCGACTTCCTTATCTGTTAAAAGCATGATTGCTTCTCCTTTGTGCCTTACCTAATTTGCACAACATTTAACAGGTGTCAACAGCACCTTAACAAAAAGGGCGACGCCGAAGCGCCGCCCTTCAGTAAAGCCTTGAGGTTATATCTTAGAACTCAACGTCACCAGCCGGAGCCGCCGCCTGAACGGGCTGTGGAGCCGGTTGCGGTGCTGGCGCTGGTTCGGTTGCGATACCAGCCGCAACGCCTTCCTTGAGGCAGTCAGGGCGGTCTACCCACTTCACCAGTTCAAAGACCGGCACAACGGTGCTTCCCTTGTTGAATTGCACGAACTTTGAATCACATGGCGAAGCATTGGCAGGCTCTTTGCATCTGGCCGTTGCTGAAGGATGGGAGCGATCTGCTCAAGCGCCTGCCACACTGACGCGCCTGCCTGTTCAAACACAGCAGACTCGCCGCCACCGATGGCGACGGGAACGCTGAAGCCCTTTTTGTAGTCATCGCCAGGCTTGGGCATCATTTGCGATACGGTTGGGTTCCACTTCCATGTCGGCGGAACGCCTACGGCACCTTCACTGTGCTGCCAGCCTGTCTTGAGCGCATCCATGTCAAACACAATGCCATTGCTTGCGTCGTATGGCTTTTTGCCGTCTGTGCTTCTGATGTAAAAGTTGCGGGCCGGAACCAATCCGTCGCGTGTGCCGAGCGCGCTCCACGCCAGAAATGGGCCAGAGGATGAGTCGTTTCCAAGGTCTAGGTTAAACATTGTTGTCGCCTTTCGTTGTTGACGTTGTTGGCCGCTGTAGCCCAGCGGTCAGGCATTCACGGCCTTAGCCGTAAAATTCTTCGTATAGGTGCTCTGATCCGCGCCAGTAGAAACTTGATGGGTTCGTTGGCACGATGGCCCTTGCAACATCCTTGTCGCAGTGTTGCAGGAACTTTTCAAGCCTAGAAATCTGCTTTTTTGCCGTAGCCAGCGTTTCGGCCACGTCGCCGTCCTCCAGCATCGCTGCTTTTTTGCCGCTGACGTACAAGAACTTGACTGCCATGTTCCCCTTGGCGGCTGCGTAGATACAACGCTGCAACTGGTGTTCCGCCGACATCTTTGACGGCACTCGACCTGTGGTCTTCAGGTCGATCACGACGCCGTGCTGCGGGTAAACGAGATCCAAAAAACCGATCACCGGAATCGACCACCCGTCGCCTTTGGCCATGATGCTGATCTTCTCCTGCTTGCTTTTCTCGTCTGCAAACTCAGGCTTGCCAAACTCCATGAGTTCTTTGACGCTTTGCTGCACCATCGGCTCAATCATGGCGCGCTCTTTGGTGGTCGCCTCGTCGCCGATCAGGAACCGCTTGTCAAACTTGTCGTGCGCCATCTGGATAGCCTCGGCTTCACTACCACCCATCAGCGTATGCACCACCGCATC